TATTAGCCACTGACGGAACTAACTGGTATGATATTTTTTCTTTAGCTGGTTTAGGTGAAACTTGGCAAATTAAAACGGGTAACTATACAGCATCAGACGGAGACAATCTTTTTTGTGATACATCTGGTACTGATTTTACAATTACTTTACCTGCTTCTCCTTCAATTGGAAATCAAGTAAAAATCATTGACGCAGAGGGAACTTTTGGTACAAACAATCTAACAGTAGGTCGTAACTCACAAAAAATACAAGGAGCTACTTCAGACTTAACAATAAGCACTAATGGTGCGGGCATTGCTCTTGTTTATGTAAACGCGGACAATGGGTGGAGGTTGAAATATAACGACTAATGGCTAACTTACAAGATATAGTAAACAGAAGTGAAGTAGGCGCGATTAAGCCTTGGACTAAAGCTACGGCTCCAGACGGTTATTTATTATGTAACGGTGGTGCTGTATCAAGATCAACCTATGCAGAATTATTTGCTGTAACAGGAACAACTTATGGAGTTGGTGATGGATCAACAACTTTTAACGTTCCTCAATTACAAGGTAAAATGCCACAAGGTTATGATGGTAATACATATAATTTAGCAGGCACAGGTGGAGCAAATACAGTTACAGTAGCTGTTACTAATAACCAAGCTGCTACAAATGCTAGTAACCAAGCTGTTACAATAACAGGAGATATTGGAAATACTTCTTTAACAACTGCTCAATTATCATCACATGGACATTCATTTAATGCCCCTTCTACAATTCAATTAGCTTGTTTAGGTGGAGGTCAGTATGCCATAAATAGAGGCTCAAGTGGAACAAATACAGGTAACGAAGGATCAGGAACGGCACACAATCACGGTACAGGTAACTTAGCAGGTTCTTTAACTGGTAGTGTTACAACAAGTTTAACTGGAACTGTTACAGCAGCAGGGACAAATTCATTCTCACCTTTTGTGGTGGTAAACTATATTATAAAGCATTAGGAGATATTGATGGCAACACAGATTGTAATACAAAACGGAGATAGAATTTTGATAGATGATTCTTTTGGAGTAAGTTGGAATGAAAAAGGAAATGCTTGGCAAGATGGTTGGTGTCCTAATACTATTCATTGTGTTATTTGGAACAGTTTACCTGGTCAAAATGAAATTCAAAGTAAAAATCCTTCTACAGGTATGATGACAACCAATGCAAATTTAAGTGCAACATCTGATGCTGTAGGATCAACCACTGTGGCTGCTTTACTTACTTGGGCAGGAACAAGAAAAGGTCAAATAGAGGCTGCTATAACAGCACATGATAATGCTTATAATACTTCGTTAACTGATTGGTTAGCAGCAGATGCAGCAAATACTGTTGATAATCACTCTTGGACAAAAACTTGGTACGATTACGATTCTAATTTTTCTTAATTTTTTACTTAAAACTTTTTTTATTCCAAAACATTTTTTTGTATCTATCTGCCCACTCACTATTTAATAAACTTAAAACTTTACCGTGTGCTTTTTCATAATAAAAACCAGCCCACATTTTCCATGATTCACGTTTAAACGGTATAACCTGAACCATAGGTTCTCCTTTTTTTATTAAAAACTGTTTGTCTCTTTTGTGTAATATAAATGGAAAATTAATTGTATTAATATATGTATCAGTATCAACAATACCTGAAATAATTTCAAAACGAGATTCTATTCTATTCATAGGTTTTACAAATAAACAACTATAACCTGGTGGAGTTTTAATTAACCATTTGTTATGAAATTTACCTGCATTATCTCCTGTTGTTTTTGCCCATTCTTCTGGTAACTGCGTTTGATTATGAAATCCAAAATCATTATGTTCTTTATTTGCGGGAGTAACACTAAAATCGTTTTCTACGGGATCTACAACATAGTCTTGATCAAAAGATAATATATACCCCATTTGTAAAGAATCTAAAAAAGGCATGCATGTTTTAACAGTAGGTTTATGTAAATTATTATCAGTAAATCTTTTTAATTTTTTATATTCATTTGGAATAAATCTTGAAGCAGGTTTGGGATGTGGCCAAACATCTAACATAGCTTTATTTGTGGCTATAAAAGAAATTTTTTTTTCAAACATTTTGTTTATGCATAATAAAATTAAAAGACATAGACCTTCTAAATTCTCCGTTTATTTTAGTTTTAAAAGGCATGACACAATGTTGATGAGAAGCTTCAAATATGTAAAAATCACCCACTTTAGGTTCCATCCAAGCAGATGATGATCCGTCTGTTCCAGTAAATCCTAATTGACCATCTTTAAACTTATGTGGGTCTTTAACATCATTTATAAACTCAGGAACTTTTAAAAACATAACAGTAGACCAACCTGTATTATCGTGATGTGTGTGAGGAGGGTTATATTCTCCTTGCACCATATCATTAATCCAACAACTTAAAATCTCTAAAGGTAATTTTTCTATTAACAAATTTGTTTTTATTAATGTTTCACAATAATCATCTATGCAGTCTACAATGTTTTTACTTATTTGTGTTTCTTGTAATAAATGAGTAAACTCTAATTCTGAATCTAATCTACCAGCTAATCGTGTACCAAAAGATTTTAATTCTTTCTTATGTGCCTCATACCTACTATTTAAATCATTAATAGCATCTATAGGTAATTCATAACGTTTAACTAATCTACCAAATACTAAGGTTTCTGCTTTCATTCTTTTTTCTGTTTTTACTTTTAGCATATATTGTGTACAAGGGAAAGTAGAAATAATGAAATTTTTAGGATTAAGACTTTGTGAGCATGATTCAAACATGTCTTATTTTGATGGAAATGAAATTTTTTATTTTAAATTAGAAAGAAAAACAAAAATAAAACATGATGCATATAATAATTTTGAGACATGGATTGAAGAAATAAATAAAATATGGAATTTAAAAATTGAAGATTTAGATGAAATTGGAATTGTTTTTGATCCGTGGCGTTACAATTTAAATATTAAAAACGATAATTTTTTCCCATCTAAAAAGTTTGAATATCTTCCTTTTAATATTACTAGAATAAATCATCATTATGCTCATGCTCTTAGTTCTTGGCCAGTTGTTAAAAATTGTAAAGTACATTTTGTGTTTGATACTTTTGGCGATTACAACATAGCTTGGACTGTTTTTAAAAATGATGAAATAATAGATGTTTTTTATTTTGATAAATTTGGATCTTTAGGAAGTTTATTAAATTCTGCTTCAACATTAATGAATGTAAAAGCACATCATTCTTTAGATTTAGTGGGAAAACTAATGGGACTGCAATCTTATGGAAAAATAAACAAAGAGTTTTTAAAAAAACTACATAATTTTTCTATAAAAGATTTGGGTATTGTTTTTGATTTTTCTTTATGGGAACAACATATAGGAGATAGCTTGTTAGCTGATTTAAAAAAACTTGATTGGATTAGCACCGTGCATTTTTATGTTGGAGAATTATTAATTATGTATTTTAAAAAATACGTAGATCATATTGATGATCAAATATCTTTTTCAGGAGGATGTGCACAAAACGTTGTGTGGAATACTCAAATTAAAAATGTTTTTAAAAATTTAAATGTTTTTCCTCATTGCGGTGATGAAGGTTTAAGCTTAGGTATTTTAGAATTTTTTAGAAAAAAACACAATTTACCTTTTTTTAAAAATACAAATTTTCCGTATTGGCAAATATAAATGATTACACTTTTAAAAAAAGAAAAAGCAGTTGATGTTTTATTAAATCAAGAAATAGTTGCATTTTTTCAAGAAAAAAAATCTGAAATTGGACCTAGAGCTTTAGGCAATCGATCTATACTTTTTGACCCTCGTAATAAAAATGGAAAAGAGATAGTTAATAAAATTAAAAAAAGGGAAAATTACAGACCTTTCGCAGGTTCTATTTTAGCAGAGCACACTAATACTTGGTTTGAAATGGGAAATATAAAAGAATCTCCTTACATGTTATATTCAGTGCCCGTAAAAGAAAACAAAAAAAATAAAATACCTTCAATAGTTCATGTTGATGGAACATGCAGAGTGCAAACAGTAACAAAAGAACAAAACAATCAATTCTATAATTTAATACAATGTTTTTATAAAAAAACTAATATTCCTATATTATTAAATACTTCTTTTAACATGGCAGGTGAACCTTTGGTAAACACAATGGAAGATGCCATAAACACAATCAAAAAAACTAATATCAAATATTTTTATGTGTCAAGAAAACAATTATAAAAAGATTGCTTGATATATCCTGTACACATGTTTAAATTAGATCTCACCCAAAAATTATAAATCAAGGAGATATTATGGAAAATCAAGAAGTATTGA